TTAAAAAAAATCATCTAAACTATCAAAAGAAATATTATTATTTGAAGAATCTTTCATTTCAATAGAAATAACTTTAAAAGCTTTAGAAAAAATAGCAATTCCAAAATTAGTAGGGTCATCATTTTTTATAAATTGGATATTTCCAATTTCACCTATTTTTTTATTATAAAATATAATTTTTTTAGGATATCCTTTTAAAGTATTTTTATCTTCCGAATCAAGTGATTTTTCTTGCTTTATGAAGTCTATTTTTATGAAATCTATTTTTTCTTTTAAATTACTATATTTTATTGTCAAAGAATCTTTATAATCATCGAATTTTTTTATAGTTAAATAATGATATTGATCATTTTGAAGTACATAAAAATTTCTATCTATTTCAGCAATAAAATGATAATTACCAAATACATTTTCTAATTCATACTTCTCTGAATTCTTCCAAATTTTGAATTCTTTTGAATTTAGTACTTTTTCAGAATAATCAAACCTAAGTTTTTTATATTTTTCAGGGGTTAAAATAAATATTTTTCTTTCCTTATTAAATAAATTAAAAAATACAGCCTTTATTCTTTCTATAAATTCCAAGTACTTTACCTCCTTGAATAAAAAATTAAATTTAAAAAAAATAAAATCTATTACAAAAACTCTATATTAGCTTAAGTTTAACAAGATTTTTATTATTTGTCAAATATAAATCTATATATTTCAATAATTATGTTATAAATGTTAATTATTTATAAAATTATTTAAAATTTTATGTATTTTGTTTAATATTTATGTTAAAATGTTCACAAAGAATATATTTTTTGGGGGGATATAGGGATGAAAAACGAAAATGAAGAAGAAAGTATTTTTTATGACTTAACACCAATAAATGATATTGAATTAGGTATTTATGAAGAAGCTATAAATTTTAGCTTAAAAAAATGATAAAATTTTAAATATTGCTATTTCTGGTAGCTATGGTTCAGGGAAAAGTAGCCTACTAGAAACTTATAAAAAAAATCATCCAGAAAAAAATTTTTTAAATATTTCACTGACACATTTTAACTCTATGGAAAATAGTGGTAATATTAAAGAAAAAAATATGAAAGGGAATAATAATGTTGAACAAGATAATTTAGAAGAGAATGATAATGAAAAAACTAAAAGTTTAGCTACTGTTTTAGAAGCTAAAATTTTAAATCAAATGCTTCATCAAATTTCAGAAAAAAATATTCCTTTAACTGATTTTAAAATAAAAGGAAAGTTTTCTAAATTAAGATTAGTATTTTCTACTATTTTTATCTTAGTATTTATTTTAAGTTTTTTTCAAATTATTTTTTTTAATCAATGGCATAATTTTATTATTGGTTTATATAATATAAAATTTATATATAATATTTTTAAAATATCAACATATCCTTATTTTAAATTAATTAGTGGTATAACATTATTTATTCTTTTAGGAATTTTTATTTATAAAATATTAAAGTTTCAAAAAACTAAAAATTTTTTGAAAAAATTAAATATTCAAGGAAATGAATTTGAAATAGCTGGTGATAATGAAGATTCTTATTTTGATAAGTATTTAAATGAAGTTATATATCTTTTTGAATATTCAGATGTAGATGCAATAATTTTTGAGGATATTGATAGATATGAAATAAGTGAAATTTTTGAGAGGTTAAGAGAAATTAATAAATTGGTCAATAATAAATTAAAAAATAAGAAAAATAATATTATTTTACATTTTATTTTTGATAAATTAAGAAAGTATTTTTTTCAAAAAAGAAGAGCACTAAAATTTTTCTATCTATTAAGAGATGATATTTATATTTCAAAAGATAGAACTAAATTTTTTGATTTTATTATACCTGTAATTCCAGTAATTGATAGTTCAAACTCATATGATAAGATTATAGAATTATTAAAAGAGAATAGCCATTATAACTTAAATCGAAATTTTTTATATAAAATATCATTGTATATTGATGATATGAGATTATTAAAAAATATTTGTAATGAGTTTAAGATATACTATAAAAAACTTAGTGGAGCTAAAAATGATACAAAAATTAGCTCTAATAAAATATTCTCTATAATTGTATATAAAAACTTATTTCCAAAAGATTTTTCTGACTTACAATTAAATCAAGGATTTGTATATAATTTATTTTCCCAAAAAGATAAATTTCTTGAAGAAAGAATTAAAGAAATTGATGTTCAAATTAAATTGCAAATTGAGGTTTTAAATCAACAAAAAACTGAAACATTAGATTTAAGAGAGTTAGAGTTATTAAATGATCATTATTATTATTATTATAATAGAGGAATCTTTTCACAACAAGAATATAATGACTGGAATTCTTTTAAATATAAAGAACGTAAAAAATTACTTGAAGAAAGAAAAGAGAATATAATATCTGAGATAGAAAAGAAGATTAATTCTTTAGAATATGAAAAAAATAAATTGAAAGATAGTCCTTTTAGAAAAATAATAACTCGAAAAAATATAGATAGTATATTTACTTGTACTTATACAGATGAATTGAAAAATGAGCATAAGTTTGAAGAGGTTAAGGGAAATCCCTATTTTAAATTATTAAAATTTCTAATTAGAGAAGGGTACTTAGATGAAAGATACTCATATTATATGGCATATTTTTATGAAAATAGCTTAACAAAATCAGATAAAAACTTTTTAATAGCAGTTGCAGATAAAGAGAAATTAGAATATAGTCACAAATTGGATAATCCTAACTTAGTGGCTGAAAGATTAGAAATATCTGATTTTGATGAAATTGAAAGTTTAAATTTTGATTTATTAAATTATTTGTTAAAATTTGAAGACAATAATAGTAAAAATAAAAAAACAACTATTTTTACTCAGTTAAAAGAAACTAAAAATTTTGAATTTATTAATTCTTATTTAAAATTAAATAATTTAGAAGAAGTACATAGAAAGAAGTTTACTATTTTACTTTATTCTATTTGGGAAACATTTTTTTCAGAAGTCAAGAATTATAAAAATTTACTAGAAAATGATTTATATATGTATGTAGTAGATATTTTACAATTTTCTAAAAAAGATGACTTAGAAAAAATTAATGAAAACAATAATATTATAGAGTACATAGAAAATAAAAAAGACTTTTTTGATTTTAGGCTTTATTCTAAAAATATTGAAATACTTGAAATTCATTCAAATTATTTAAATTTTTTTAATAATCTTGAAAGTTTGGATATAAAATTTAAAGAATTAGAGTATTCAAGTTCTTTTGATACTTTTAGTCATAAAGGACTTGGTTGGGCAATTTTTGAATCCAATTTTAAAAAGAAGAGATATATTCTTAATTTTAATAATATTAATTTGATGATAAAAGAAGTTTTATATAAAAATATTCTATCCAAAGATATTCAAGAACCTACTAAATTTGAAAAAACTCTACTCTTCTTAAAGAAAGAAAAATTGGATTCAACAGATGAAAAAATTAATGAATTAAATGATATATTAAGTAAAGAATTAAAATCTAAAAATTATACAATCATTAATAATGGTTTAGAAAATAGTAGTTATTTATTAGAGTATCTAGAAGAAAATATGAATAAGTATGCAGAAATTATTCTAGAAAATTGTGATGGTAAAATTGAGGAAGAAGAAGAGTATATTATAAAATTTTTAAATTTTGAAGATATTACTAATGAAAAAAAGGAAAAGTATATAGAATTTTTAGCTAATAATATTACTGATTTTTTTAAAATTGATGATAGAAATCTTTGGAGTATTCTCTTATCTAAGAAAAAAGCTGAATATTCTGAAAAAAATATTTTTACATATTTTAGAGAAAATGGATTTAATGAAATTTTAATACAATTTATTAATTTAAAACTGAAAAAACTCTCATATAAAGAATTTAATTTTGAAAAAGAAGATGAAACTGCATTTTTTATAGAGGTTTTGAAATCTGATAAATTAGATAATGAAGTGTATGAAAATATACTAGAAACCTTAGAATATAATGAGGATAAAATTACATTTCCAGAAAATATACCTGAAGATAAGGTAGATATTTTAATAAAACTTAGCATTATTAAAATAAATTCAAATAATTTAGAAATTATTAGAAATTATTATAAAAATAACTTAAATAATTTTATTAAATTAAATCTAGAAAACTATATAAGAATAATGGATACAAATAATAATTTATTTTCTCAAGAAGAATTATTAGTAATTTTATCTGATAAAAAAATAGATGTAGATTCAAAATTAAAGTTATTAAAATTTTCAAATCAGAAAATAAAAATTATGGATAAAGATTATCCAGTAGAGGTACAAAACTATATTTTAGAAAATAATTATGATAGTTCTGAATTCTTAGAACTTATAGAAAATTTTAATAATTTTGAAGAGAAAACGAAAGAAATTATTTATGATATAATAAAAAATAATATAAATAATTTTTACAGCAATTTAGATAAAGCTCCTTCAAGTTTAATAAATAAATTTTTGAAAAATAAAGAAATAGATAATGAAATAAAATTAACAATTTTAATAAATCTATTAAATTTTATAAAAGAAATTGAAACATTTTATAAATATCTTAAACTAGTAAATTCAAAAGATTATAAAGATTTGGTTAAAAGAAATGTAAGTTTTAACATTAGTATTAATGAATTTAATTTACAACTACTACAAAAATTGAAAGAAAAAGGATTTATAGAAAGTTTCTCCCAAATTGATGAATTTATATATGAGGTTATTACTATAAAAGATAAAGAGAAATTTATAGATTAAAAAATATAAAAGAAGTAGTTTTTTACATAGAAAAACAAAAAAATAAGTTAAAATAAAAGGACTGGCTAAAAAACAGTCCTTTTGCCGTAAGGCATTCTATTGTTCACTGTACTCCAATATTCACTCCCATTTTTTCTAATATACTTAATATCTTCAAATTTTTTATATTATTTTGCTTTTAAATTTGACATTTTACTATAACTCTTTAATATATTCTATACATAATAATAACCTCAATACACATAAATGATAATTTGTCCTATCAATTATCCTCAGTAGCTAAAGTAACGGCATAATGTAGATATCTTATCCTTCTTAATTTAAACTCCTCTTATTTTTTATAATTCTAATAATAACACTTATTAAAAATCTTGTCATCAAAAATCTTATAATAAATTTTCTTTTATAAGTATCTTTTCTATATCACTAGCAATCATTTTATGAAAAATAATAGTACTAATTTTTTTGATTTGAGGATTGATTTCTTTTCTTTTTTTCAAAATTTCATTTTCTATCTCCTCTTGTTTTTCAATAGGAAGTTTTAAAAATGTTTCAATAACATCATCCATTTTTATATTGCTATTAATCTCTTTTTTACTTTCTTCTTCCTTTTGCATAACAAAAGTATTGTCAATTTCACAAGTATTGTTAAATAAATGTTTTGACATTATAGCTGCTATACTTTTTACATTTTCTTTTTTCTTTAAAATTTCATATTGTTTTTTAAAATGGCTAATTAAAAAATCAACAGAATTTTTTTGTAACAATTCTTTTATCTTAATCTTATGTTTTATAGAGAAATCTATCCCAAATTCTTTAAAAAGTTCTTTTATTTTTCTTAAATTATCATCATCTTTTTCAAAATCATATTCATGATTCTTTTTTAAATTCATTCTATTATTTTTAATATCTATATTTATTAGTGCTTGATTTTCCACTTTTGGCTTTTCCGTTTTTGGTTTTTCAACTTTCAGTAAAGAAAGCCTATTTTCCATATTTTTAGCCGATTGTTGATTTTCCACTTTTGGTTGAGTATCTGAATTATTATTTTCTTTTTTCTGAGAAAGAGATTTATAAAAAATTTTTTCTCCCTCTTTTAATTCTATGTCAACATTTGATTTAATTTTTTCATACTCAGTAGGAATTTCAAAAACTAAATAAAATGTTTCAACTATTTTTCCAGACTTTCTAACTTCAAAATAATGACAATATTTAGCTTTCCTCAATTCTAATAAAGCATTTCTAGTAGAAGTTTCTTTATTTTTCTTAACAGATGCTAAATGAGCTATATTTATTTTCCAATTGTTAGGTCTTCCGATTAAATAAGTTAAAAGACCAGTGGCTTCCCAAGATAAATTTGAATCATCAACTCCTATTTTATCAATTTGAACATAGGGATTTTCCCTCTTTAAAACTTTTATAATAGCCATAAAAAATACTCCTTTAATTAAAATTACAGATTTTTAAAATAAAAAACCTTTAATAGTAATTGAAGATAATTTATATATGACCATTAAATGACCATATTTAATCTTTTTTTCATTCAAATTTAAGTATACAATTTATCTATAAAATTTATCTAAAATACCTAAATTTTCTATAATAGATAACAATAGATATAATTGATTGACTTTAAATAATAAGAGGAAATTAAGACTCAAAATCTGGAATTCTTCGGAATGTGCGGGTTCAAGTCCCGCATCAGGCACCATATGAATAAGTAAAGTTTCATAAACTTTTAAAGGTACTTAAAATCATAAGTTGAAACTGTTGAAAGATTAATAAACTTTTACAAAATTGTATAAAATATAAAAATTACAACAGACAAACAACAGACAAAATTAAAAGAGATTCAACTAAGAATCTCTTATTTTTTTATAAATTATTTAGTTTATCCAGCACTTCTAATTTCTTTTCTTTCATTACATGTGTATAGATATCCATAGTAGTAGCTATATCAGAATGTCCTAGTAGCACTTGAACAGTTTTGATAGGAATTTCCAACTCAAATAACCTAGTTGCATAACTATGTCTTATTGAGTGGAAACTTCTATGAGGGATATTTAACTTTTTACAAATAGAAGTTATTCTTCTTTGAGGTCTTTTTGGCTCAATAGGTTTTCCATTATCAGAAAAGATTAAATCATGTTCCTTAGGTAAGGTTTCTAACATTTTTAAAACTTTATCTGGTAAAGGAATTTCTCTTGCACTATTTTTTGTTTTTAAGTCTTTAAATTTATATGTTAATTTCCGGTCATTTACTTTTTCAACTTCTATATTTCTTCTATACTGCCTTGTAATACTAATCATATTCCCTTTTATATCGCTCCAGTGTAGCCCTAAAACTTCTCCAAGCCTTAGACCCGTATAAAATGTTAAGTAAATTAGTGCATCAACTATATTCCTTGTATCAAGACTTTTAATAACTAATTCTTGTTCTTCCTTAGAAAAAACATTTACACTTTCTTTTTTATCTAATTTCTGTAAAGTTACACCGGGACAAAAATCTTTCATCATTATTCCTTGTATTAATGCAAATTTTATACAAGAATGAACCTGGATATAAGTTTTCTTGATAGTATTTATTGTGAAATTTTCCTGGAGCTCATTAAAATATTTTTGTAAATCATTTAATGTTATTTGGTTAGCTTTTTTTCTGGCAATAGAATATGGCATAATTCTTAATCTATAACTTGTTTCATATTCATAAAAAGTATTTGAACTAACTTCTACTTTTTTAAAATTAAAAATCCAATTTTCAAATAATTTACCAAATGTGATATCAGAATTTGAAAGAGAATTAGTCTTAGCTTGGTATTTGGCAGTATTCATTTTATCTAATACAACTGATTTTTTATAGCTACCAAAACTTTTTCTAATCTGTTTACCCTCACTATTCCATCCAACAGTAACATTAGCTTTGTAGTAAGGTTTACCATTTCTAGTAACAACAGAAATAGTTCCTTCTCCATTTGCTTTTCTTCCCGCCATAAAAAAAATCACACTCCTTTCAATTTGCATAACAAAATTGAGTGTGATATAATCTAAATTAATAAGATATAGAAGAGTACCACACCTTTGAGCCTTTTAGTTGCCACCAACAACTGAGAGGCTTTTTTGTTAATAATTTTATTGACTTTTGACTACCAAAAAATATATAATAAATTAAAAACTAATGAGAGGTGATAAAAATGTCAATAATAAATATTATTCGTGGAATAGTTACTTATATTTTTTTTATCTCTCTACTTTTTTTATTATTTTATTATATTTTACTATTTTTTCTTAAAGAAACACCTGCTTCAATTTTAGCGATAATATTTTCAATTTTGTTAACTTTTAAATGTTTAAGAGTCAATTGGGGCATCAGATGATTCCTCTTCCTTTTCAATATCTTCTCTAATTTTCTTAATTACTTCAGGCTCTTTAATTTGTAATTTTGATAAATTTCTATTGTACTCTCTTTCTTCTTTTTCTTTTATATATTCAAGACAAAGTTTTATGTACTTGTACAACCCTTCACTTTTTACTTTAAATTTACAACCTAATGCGGATATTTCAAAATCACAACCTAAAAGAGCTAAAAATATGACTGTTCCAATAACAGTGTAAATTCCAGCCTCTAGGCTAATTGGTCCAGGTGAATTTAAGTTTAATTTTACAGTAGGTTTTGTTTTTTCTTTGAAATAATTAGCAGAAAACCTAGTAGCATTATTTAAAATAGACAAATAGTCTGTAAGGGAATCAAAGTCAATATTTTCCTCAGTCTTTACATTAAAAGTCATATGAGCTTCACTGTTTTTTAAGAACAAATCAGAGATTAGATTATCAACTAACTCTATAATTTCTTTGTCAGCGATTAATGATATCCCATGTGGAGAAAATAAATGCAATAAAACTTTTGCAGGGACATTCTCACTTTTTGTAGTTTTAATCCACTTCACTTTTCTTCTTTTATCAGGAATAATTTGACTATTTGCAGCAATAATACTTTCCTCTAAAAGAAGTTGATCACTAATATAAATATCAGAATCTTCAATAATACCAAATGAAATAATTTCTCGACCAGCTGAAGGCATTATAATAACATCATCTTTTTTTACTTCATGAACAAAATTATATATTTTACTAGCTATTTGACCAATTTGATTTTCACTATCAGTTAATATTGTAGCAATTTTATCTTTTAATTGCTCTTTTGTAGCTGTTTTTAAAAATTCTAAATCATTAATAGCATATCCTATGCCAGTAAAACCAAGTCTCAAAAATTCATTGAAAAAGGCTCCTTCTTTTCCAGCTCTAATTAACCAGTATCTTCTATCTGGATTGATTATTTCAATTCCTAACTCTTGAACAAATTCAGCCAATTGTTCCTCATTCAACTCCATTTTCTTCACTCTCCCTATTGATTTTTAAAATGTATGTAGTTTGTTTTTTAACATTTTTCCCATTTTAAATTTTCTTCAAATTTTTTTTCATTTTCTTCAATTTCTTTAATTTCTTTATTAAATTTGTTATGTAAGTTAGAAAGCAAACGTTTAATTTCGTCAAATATTTCACATGAGGTATTTGGGAATCTTTTTAAAAATAATGTTTCGTTCCAAATCGATGGCAGTTTAGTAAACTCAACATTATATTTTTTCAAATTTATATCAAAATCTACCCTTGTTGAAAAACATTCATTTAAAATACCAATAGCATCAGATGAAATACATTTTTTTATTTTAGCTTCGTCAAAATCAGGAAGAAGCTCTTTTTCAGGAATACATATTTTAAAAATATACATGTAATTGTCGTTATCGCTTACTGTACTTTTTACAATGTCATATCCGATAGATATACGATTAGATAAATATATAAAACCTTTTTCAGTTTTTTCTTCTTTAAATGATGAAGGAGAATTTATTTTTATTGCACCATCACGAATAATACAGTTACCTTTTGTTTCTGTTGTTACATGATATAAAACCATTTGTTATACCACCGACCTCTCTATATTTTTTCTTGGATACTATATTTATAATTTTAATCTTTCGTTTTTTTATTTAAAATTTAAGTAATTGCACCAAATATAATTTATAATTTTTTGTACCTCATCATCAGAATCACAATCTTTATAGGTTGCTCTCAAAAATACAGTTGCAAATAAATTAGCTTGTGTTTCTTCTCTTGAACCTTTGAATGCTTCTATCTTACTAAACTGCCTAGCAGAATCGTCATGAAGTTCATAATGACCAACTTCATGAGCAATCACAAATTCCTTGTCAAAATCAGAAATATTTGAGTTGATAAAAATAATATTATCAACTGATAAACCCCTTATACTGCTATTCAAATCTACATATTTTAATATAATCCCCTTATCTTTTATTAAATTATATATATTTCCATATTCTTCAAGTAGTTTTTGAGCAGTATCTATAACATGTTTTAAAGTCATTATACATCACTTTTTCCTTTGTGATATTAATACTTCTGCATAAGCTATTGCTAATGTTTCTTTATCTTTATCAGAAATATCATTACCCTCATTCATAAACATTACTGTTGACATATTTTTAAATTTTTCTAATTTTGCTAATTCATCTTCTGTTAATTGAGAGAAGATATTGTTTTCTTCTTTTTTATTTTCCCACCCCATCAAGTAAGCTGGTGTTGTTTTTAAAACAGCAGCTAATTCTTTTACTTTTGATAAAGGAAGATCAGTAATTCCAACTTCTATCTTATGTATAGATGTTTTTGATTTGTAATTCATTTTTTCAGCTAATTCTTCTTGCGAAAGATTTAATTCTTCTCTTTTCAATTTAACCTTTTCACCAAGTGTCATAAATTTTACCTCCTAGCTTTTATTAATTGAATTATATAACATTAGTCACTAAAAAGCAACTTTTTTTTATTTTTTTAAAAAAATATGTTGACTTTTAGGAAACGTCATGTTATATTATGTTAGACACTTAAAGTAAACAAAAAAAAAAGGAGGTTTTTTATGATTGAAACAGATTTATTAAAGAAGAAAATCGAAGAGAGTGGATATCGTTTTAATTGGATTGCTAAACAATTGAATTTGAGTCCTTTTGGAATGAGAAAAAAAGTAAATGGAGAAAATGAATTTAAGGTCTCAGAAGTTAAAAAAATATCTGAACTTTTAAATCTTAATGAAAAAGAGAGAGAAAGAATATTTTTTTAATCTTTTTAGACACTTAAAGTAAACAAAAAAAGAAAGGAGAGCTATGGAAGAAATAATAGAAATTATCAATAAAAAATTTATAACTGAGAAGCAAAACATCAAAAAAATAACTATTCTTCTTGATGTTTATGACGAGAAGACAGAATTAGTTCATGGTATTCTAATAACTTTACCTTCACAGAATAATTCTTTCTTGGAGTTACTAAAACAAGTTTAAAAGAAGGATTAGTATTATTAAAAAAAGGAAGACGAAAACTAACATATTGAGAATCAAAAGGTTCAATTCTTAATGGAATAGTAGCAATATTTTCAGGAGATAGAGAGGTAAAGGTTTTAGAATTTTCTTCTTCACTAATCATTATTTGAGGAACTTTAAATTTTAAGTCGTTGTAATGTTTATTTTTTGGTGAATTATCTACATAAACTTCATCGATAGTTATGGGATGAGCAGAAGAATTACTGATTTTAACTGAGATAACTGCTATTTTAGTAGTGTTAAATGCAAGATTTGGAATATCTTTAGAATTTATTGTATAAGAATTTCTTAATGGCTTAATAATTAATTTTGGCAAATAAAATTTGTAATTAAAGAAATCAATAGCTAAAGCTAATGAACCTGTTATAACACCAACAATACTCAATATTAGTTCTAGTTTCATGATAGTTTTCCTTTCTAAAAATATTTTATAAAATTATATCTTTTTATTAAAGGAAAATCAACAAAAATAAAGGAGGAGTATGAAAGAAAATTAAAAAATATAACAATTAATCAAGGAGGTGGAAGATATAGGACTTTTTATAACTTTAATAATTATAACAAGTTTAGGTTATGTTTCAGAATGTAAAGAAAAAGCTAAAAGAAAACATATTATCAATTTTATTAGTTTGGGTGTTCTTCTTCTTTATGCTCTTTATCTTTATAAGTAATATTTATACATTCATCTAATATCTTTAAAGAAAAGAAATAAAATTTTGTGTATAGAACAGCTTCAAAGATACTAATAAAAATTATACAAAGGAATGATTTAAAAAATAGAAAGAAGAAATGTAAATGGGAGAAATGAATATTACTTATACTTATGGAGAATTGAATAGAGAAAAATCACTTTTACTATTAACTAATTTTGTAAGAGAAATGGTATTGCAGAATGCAAATGAACACAAAATATATGAGGACGGAAGATGTTTGTCTGTAAGTGACGTGCAAGATCTATACGAAGATAAATTAGCAAGTATGGATGCTGAAAGCTATGACAAATTAATAACAACTATTATGGACAATATTAGAGATAAAATTTTATAAAAAATAAGGAGGAATAATGCACTGTAAAACCTTGAAAAAATATTGGTATAAAATACCTTTTCCAAGCAACATAACACTCATGGAAGCAGTAGAATTGATAGAAAAATATATAGAAATGAAGGCTAAAAATGAAGAATGAAAATTTTAAAAAAGTAACATTTTTTAACTATTTAAAGTTTAAGATTAAATGGATATTTAGAGTTCTTAATTATCCATTTAAGAAATTAGAAAACTAGATGTAGGAGGTTCTTTTATGGAAGAAAAAATGATGTTGACAATGCCAGAAACTGCAAAATTAACAAATATAGGAGTAGCAAAACTGAAACAAATAGCAAGAGAATATGATGATTTTCCTTGTGTAAAAATTGGAGTTAAAGCACTGGTTATAAAAGAAAAATTAGCAAATTGGTTTGAGAAACATAAGGGAGAGGAATTATGAAGAAATTAGCAATAGTTTTAGCAGCAATATTGGTTGTAAATAAAAGAAAAACATCTGAACCCGCCGACCAAAGCAAATCAGATGTTAACAAAAAATAGGGTAGGTATTACTCTACTTACCCTTGATTTTACTACAAATATTAAAAAATATCAAGGAGGAAATATGGAAAATAATAAAAATTTATGGGTAGAAACAATTAATCTTTTAGAAAAGAATGGCAGAACTTGGCTAGATGTAACAGATGTTTTTATTATAGGAAAATACAACATAGGAGTAGATAATTTTCACAAGCTAGCCTCGTCTGCTAATTATAAAGAAGGCAGCGATGAAATAAATTCGGAATTAGTAATAAAGGGGAATGACTTTATTATTAATGTACATTATGCTGAGGGGTTTAGAACTTATTTAGACTTTATAGATTTAAAAGTTCCAGAACTATCGGCAAAGGAACCTAAACTATTTAATTTTTTTAATCACGAATATGTTGGAGATTAAGGAGTTGGTACAGATGTTAAAAGCAAAATTCATAGATAAAATTTTGGAAGTTATGCAAGAAGAAGCAGATAGAATTTGGGTAGATAGCAAGGAAGTAACAGTTTATTTTAAGGATAGCAAAGATGTAGAAGGTAATGCAGAAATTCTTAAACATATCTATACTTTAAAGCTAAATGAAGCCGTAGGAGATTATAGAATAAGAATAGATTATGAATTTAAAAACATTGAAATTCATAAAGGTACTAAGTTTGTATGCCTAAGAAACTTCAATAGCTGTAATGGAAAAGTTTGGACCACTATTTTAGAAGATTTAAAAAAAGATAAGGTGAAAAATAATGATAAATAGATGGGATGTATTGGAATGTTTAAGGGAATATCCCAACAAGACAAGGAAACAAATAGCTGAACATCTGAAAGAAGACTATGAAGCTATTAAAAAATGTATTTTAAGATTTAGAAAAAATGGTTGGATAAAAGAAGTTAATGGTAGTTGGGTGGTTCTTAAAACACCAGCTATAAATAAATCTGATGACAAAATAGAAATAGTAGAAGAAATGATGGAAACTCTTTTAGAAGATTTTAAGAGCAGCACAAAAGTAAGTGAAAGAATTAGATTAGCAGAACTATTAATACAACTATTAAGTAAATTTTAGGAGGCAAGAATGTTTAAGATAGATGATAAATATTATGAATTGGTATTGGAGGATGAAGATATAGTTGTTTTACAGAATGTAAGTACAGGAGAAACTTTGACAATGCCTATAATAGAACTTTGGAATTATGCAATATAAAGGAGATTCATTAATGTTAGAAAAACAAGTAGAGAATCAGATAAAAAAATGGTTAGAACAAAATAATCATTGGTATTTTAAAGTACATGGTGGAGCTTTTCAAAAAACAGGAGTACCTGACATTATAGCTTGTGTAAAAGGAAAATTTCTAGCTATAGAAGTTAAAAGAAGTAATGGAGGGATTGTTTCAGAGTTACAAAAAGCTCAAATAAAAAAAATAAAAGCTTGTGGTGGTGTGGTTGGAGTAGCTCATAGTGTTGATGAATTCTTACAAATACTAAAGGAGGCTAAATTGCTATGATGTTATACCAATATCAAAAAGATTTATTAGATAAGAGTTTAAAAAACTATATCTATCCACTTGGAACAGGTACTGGAAAAACAATATTATCGATACATCATTTTTATAAACATGCACAAGATAAAAGATTAATTATTATTGCACCTGCTCAAAAAGTTAAAGAAGGTGGATGGGATAGAGAAGTTAATAATTTCAATAAATACTATGGAACAAATATAGATTATGAAGTTGTTAGTTATGGTAGATTAAAGCATGTCACTGGAGACAAGAATACTTATTTAATATTTGATGAGTGTCATTACATAAAAAACTATAAGAAATCTCAAAGAAGTAAACTGGCTTTAAAACTATGCAAGGCTTGTTATGGTTATTGTCTATTAAGTGCAACACCAGCAAGTAATGGTTATCAAGATTTAGGAAACTATATGGCTATATTTGGAATATATGCTAGTGGATATAGTTATGAAAAAGCTAACGCAATAAAGAAAATGAACTACATGGGATTTTATGAAATAGTAGCTTGGAAGAATACAGAATATATTGATAAATGCTGGAAGGCTATAAGTAGTGTGGCACTTAATAAAAATGACTGTATAGATTTACCAGATTTAGTATTTGAAGAAAAATACTTCGATGCTGGAGAAGAATACATCACTATAAAAAAAGATAGAGTTTTAGGAGATGAATTGTATGATAGCTCTCCAAAATTTATAGCTGGACTTAGACAGTATGCTGGATTTAATGAAAAACTAGAATATTTAAAAGAATTTAGAGAATCAACAGATAGTAATATCTTAATTTTCTATAACTTTAAAAAAGAAGCTGAAGCTATAAAGGAATTAATAAAAGTAGATTATGAAGTCAGTGGATCTATGAGTAGAATACCTAATTTTGAAGATTTCAAAAATCTAAAAAATAAAACCACTCTTGTGCAAATTCAAGCGGGAGGGGCAGGGATAGAGCTTCAATATAATTCAGAAGTAATATTTTTTAGTCCTACTTGGAGTTATCAAGACTATGAGCAAGCCATTGGTAGAGCTTATAGGATAGGTCAAAAAAACAAAGTAACAGTTTATAAGTACATTGGACTAGGGACAATAGAAGAAAAGGTTTATACAAGGTTAGATGACAAAAAAGACTTTGTAGATAAGTTATTAAGTTTAGAAGATTTAGGAGGATATGAATGGAACAAGAAAAATTAATATCACATACTCCAGGAGAGAATGTGACAGAAAACAGAAATAAATATCTTGGTGGAAGTGATTTACCAGCTTTATTTAATGTAAGTCCTTTCAAAGATTGTTTTACTCTCGCAAGAGAAAAAGCTGGAGTAATCCCTGCAGCATTTAAAGGAAATGAATACACTAGATATGGTCAATTGTTAGAACCACAAATCAGAGATTATATCAATAGTATTTATGAGCTTAAATTTAAAGAAAACACAAACATTAATGAAGAGTTAGGACTTAGATCTAACTGTGATGGATTAGATAAAGAAGCAGGATTATTACTAGAAATTAAAACTAATGCTGGAGATAAAACAACATATGAAGATGTATATGATTATATATTACAAATGCAAATGTATATGTTTCAATTTAATGTTGAAAAAGGTTATTTAGTTCAATACAAAAGACCAGAGAACTTCTGGAGTGGGCTAAATTATGAAACACAACACACAGATGATTACTTCAATCAAGAATTTGATCCAGAAAGAATATCTGTGATGGAAATAAAAAGAGATGATAAATTGATACAACAAATATTATCTAAAGCAGAAAAATTTTGGAATGATATAGAAAGATTAAAAGAAAATCCAGATATGACAGAAGAAGAGTTTTATTTCAATGATAAATTGGTTGAATATAACAACACTATAAATAAATTATCAGTTCTGGAAAAAGAATTAGCTAGACTTAAAGATATTGAAAAAGAGACCAAAACACAAAGAGAAATATTATATGAATTAATGCATAATGTAGGAGTTAAAACAATAGTTACAAATAATCTTATGATCACAAAAATAAATCCTACAACAAGTGAAAAAATTGATTCTAAAAAATTAAAAGAAGAATTACCCGAAATAGCTAAAAAATATAACAAAATAACTAATGTAAAAGGCTATGTAAAAATTACAGTTAGAGCAGATAAAAATGTAGTGGAAGAAATTAAAAAAGAAATAATAAGTAATACAAATATAGATAATAGTAAAAAGTCAGCACTTGCTGCACTAGGATTATAAGGAGGATAAAATGATTAAATTACCAGCAAATGAACCAAAGGTGGCAGACATTACACCAAAAAGCTTCTTAATATGGGGAGAATCAATGTCAGGAAAAACTTACTTAGCAAGAGAATTTGAAAGTCCATTAATAATCAATACAGATGGGAATGCAACAAAAGTTAATACTCCATCAGTTGCAATAAAAACATTTGCAGAATTTGCGGAAGTTATTGAAGCATTAAAAAATGAAAAACACACATATAAGACTGTAATTATAGATTTGATAGATGATATTGAAACTATGTTAACGATACATATATGTGAAGCAGCAAAAGTTGAATCATTAGCAGATATTCCATTTGGAAAAGGCTATGCTAAATTCAATGCTGTATGGAAAAAGTTAATGATTGAATTAACACAAATGAATATGAATGTAATATTTATGTCACATTCAATAGAAAAATCTGAAAATAATGGGCAAACAATGTATCAAGCTCCTAGCTTAGGACAAAAACCATTAAATGCTTGTATGGGTAGATGTGATTTTTCTATACAAACTAAAAAAATTGGAAGTAACTACATTAGAATATGCACTAACAAAAGAGAAGCATACAAAGAAGAAGATATAAAAGACAAAAAGATTCTTGGAATCTTAAAAACAGTAAAAGGTGTTTTCGAGATAAAACCAGCTATTAAACAAGTAGCATCGACAAAAAATGAAGATGTAAGCAAGACAACAAATAACACAAATAATATAAATAAAGATGGAGGTAACAAATAATGAGTATAGCAGATATCATGGCAGAATTAGAGGCACAAGATTGGAAGGCAGGAGATAAGGAAACAGATTTTTCTGTAGCCGATGGAGTTTATGAAGGAGTTATAGAAGGACTTGAATACAAGGAAAATGAAAAAGGTACTCAATGGTTTTCATTTACTGTAAATTTAATAAATGAAAATAAAAAGTATTTTGCAAATGTATACTTTAGTGGAAAAATGGCAGCTATGAACCTAAAAAAATTTATAAATATTATATTAAATCTAACAGGAGAAGCATTAACATCTATGGACTTTGCTAATGAAGTAGCTTTAGCACAAAGATTAAATGATGAGCTAATTGGAAAAGATGTAGTTATAGAATTAACAACTAAAAAAGAATTCCAAAACTTCAAATTTATTTTCCAAGAATAATAAGTATAGGAAAAATAAAAGGGAGAGTTTAACTCTCCCTCACTATTCTATGAAAGGAGGGTAAATAAATGAGAAGAGATATAGTTGGATTTTATGACTTTGAAGTTTTTATGTGTGATTGGTTAGTTGTTATAATTACCACTCAAGATGAAGAAATAATAATACACAATGATCCTGAGTTATTGAAAAAAACAATGAATAATATAAATTGCTTAATAGGCTTCAATAATCATAATTATGATGATTTGATTTTAGCAGGAATAATCTCAAGGAATATGACACCAGGAGAAGTATATAAACTATCCCAATCTATTATTAATGGTGAGAATACAAGCTTTTATAAAAAAATAGCTAATCAGTTACCAACATTAGATACTAAGCAAGAGCTTCCACCTGGAGTTAGTCTAAAAGAAATTGAAAGTAATATGGGTATGAATATAATTGAAACTCCAGTATCTTTTAATTTAGATAGACCTTTAACATCTGATGAATTTATGGAAGTAATAAAGTATTGTAGACATGATGTTGAAACAACAAAAAAAGTATTTGAGTATAGAAAAGACTACTTTGAATCTAAGATAGATATTTGCAAAGAATTTAACTTAGATAGATTAGATACAAAGAAAACAAGAGCTAACCTTGCTGCAAAAGTTTTACAGTGTAACAAATCAAAATTACCAACACAAGCAAGATTAAACAGAGATAGATTATTATTCACAATTACAGATAAATTAAGAAAAGAGAATATTCCTCAGCCAATTTTAGATTTTTATGAGAACATTCAGAAAAGATTTTTAGCTGGAGAAGATTTCAAAGAGTCAGAAAAAGAAAGTCTAGTATTCAACCTATGTGGAGTGGACCACACTTATGCTTTTGGCGGACTACATGCAGCAAGACCTAATTTTTTCTATGAAGGTAATATGTTAATGGTTGATGTTGGAAGTTATTATCCTAGCATGATTATTAATTTTAACTTTATGTCTAGAGCTTCTGAGCATCCTGAACTATACAAAAAACTATATGATACAAGAATGGAATATAAAAAAAATAAAGACCCAAAACAAGGAATATATAAAATACTTTTAAACGGAACATTTGGTGCTTTAAAGAGTGAATTTAATAATTTATATGATCCAGTTCAATCAAATAACATTTGTATAAATGGGCAGTTGTTATTAACAGATTTAATAGTTAGTTTAAAAGATTATACAAGAGTGATACAAAGCAATACTGATGGAATATTGGTGGCCTATGAAGAAGATGATTTACCAAAAATTATAGAGTTATGTAAAGAATGGGAAAAAAATTATGGTTTAAGTTTGGACTATGATTATGCTATAAAAATAGCTCAAAGAGATGTTAATAATTATATCCTAAAAGTAAAAACCAAAGATGGTTACAAATTGAAAGGAAAAGGAATATTTCAAAATCATGATGGTGGAAACTTTGAAAAGAATAATCTCACAATTATAGACATGGCTTTAAAAGCTTACTATATGGATGATATTTCTGTTGATAAGTTTATATTATCTTTAATAAAAGAAAATAATTTAATGCCTTTTCAACAAGTAGCTAAAATGGGTGGAACATTTCATCATTTAGAAACAGTAGTAAATGGTGAAGCCATTGAACTACAAAAGGTCAATAGAATATTTGCAACTTGGAAAAAAGAATATGGACCAATACATAAAATTAAGATTGAAAATGAATCTAAAAAATACACTAAAATTCCAAATTCAGCTGATAGAATTTATATTCACAATGAAGAAATTGAGAAACTAGATAAAAGTATTTTAGATTTAGACTACTATAGAAAATTGGTGGATAAAAATAAATTTACAGATAGAAAGGTGGTATCATGGGAACTATTCGAGCAAAATACATAGAATTAGAACCAGGAACAAGCAAACCCAAGGTATCATTTGATGAATTTGTTTATGATATTTCTAAAATATCTGATGCTGCATTCTTAGTTCCAGAAGATGTTGTGGTAGTTGATTTTGACCATATTGGTGATTTGTGGAAGGATATACTTAATGATTATCCAACTAGAGCAATAAAGACTACTCGTGGAGCTCATTTATATTATAAAATTCCACCAAACTTGAAATTACATAACAATATAAATATTATGACTTATTGTGGTTTAAATGTTGATTATAAGACAGGATATGGAAAGAAAAAGGCATCAGCTAAGGTAAAGGTTAATGGAGTTCTTAGAACGATTTTAAACGATACATCAGTTGATAATTTAGCTATATTACCTTTGGCTTTATATCCTATTCCTGCTGTGAAATATAACCTATATGATCTTGATGATGGTGATGGAAGAAACCAAGCTATCTATAAACATATAAAAGCATTACAAGATTATGGAGTACCTCAACAAAATATAATAGAATTTGCTGATTTTATAAATAATAAAGTTTTTAAAACACCATTAACAGATGATGAATTAAAACCAACTATTTTGTCTGCTTTTAAAAAATCAGATGATGAAGAAATAGAACTTTATTATGAAGATAAAAATGGTAATAAGAAATTAGACATATTTGCTGTTGCAGAATATGTAAAAAAATTATTTCAATTAAAAATTTACAATGGTAGATTTTATTTTCTCAAAGAAGATAAAGATGGCAAAAAAAATTATGTAGGAAATGAAAGTACAAATAATATTTTAAGAGAAATATTAGAACAAATGAAATTAAAATTAAAAAAGTCTCAGGATAATGAATTACTGCATCAGTTAACTAAAATTGCAGACATTGAACCTAATATAAATAATTATCCAATAAAATTGAACAATGGATTTATATTAGATGGAGAAGATGTTCTACATATGAATACAGTATTCACACCATTTAATTTAGATGTAGCATATAATCCAGAGATAGTGTGTGATGATGTGGATAATTATATAAAGTGGTTTTGTAACAATGATGAAAGTTTAATAATGCTATTTGAAGAAATATTAGGACATATATTAATGACTTCTAGTTTTCCACATCATGTATTTTTCTTTGTGGCAAATAGTGGAAAAAATGGAAAGAGTACAACATTAAATATGATATCTAATTTTGTTGGAGATTTACATAGCTCAGTAGCTTTAGAAGAATTTGATAAGTCAGAAAATTTATTTGCAATAAATGGAAAACTCGTAAACTGTGGGGATGATATTGATGCTTCACTTATAGAAAAGTCAAGAGCAGTTAAAACTCTTGCAGCAGGGAATGAAATACTGTGTAGAGCATTGTATGAAAATCCAATAAAAATGAAATCAGTCGCAACACTGTTATTTACTTGTAATGAGATGCCAAACTTTAAAGATAAATCTGGTGGAATAGCGAGAAGGGTTATATGCTTTCCTTGCAATGCAGTAGTAGAAAAAATTGATATGAAAATAGATCAAAAATTATCAACAGCAGAAGCTAAATCAAGGCTTCTAAATTTAGCAATAAAAGGTATGAAAAGAATTATAAATAATGGTGGAGAACTTACCAAGAGCAAACTTGTTAAGGAGCTTACAGATAAATATTTAACTGAATCCGATAATGTTAAATTATTTATTGAAGAGTATGGAGAAGATTTTATTTTAAATGATATCAAAAATGATACTTTTGCCAAGATTTATGTTTGTTACACTAATTTCTGTGATGAAAGTGGATATGGTGCATTAAGTAAAAAAAGATTTTCTCATAAATTAGAAGCTCTTGGATTTGAAACTTATAAAACAAATGGGAAGTTAAAATTAAGAAAAAAATAAAAATTTGTATAAAAAATATTTTTTTATGCTTAGCAGTGCTACATTTAAAAAGAAAAGTGCTATATCAGTGCTCGATTAAGTGCTCAATTTGTATTAATTTATTATTGGAATATATAAGAAAGTGCTCCAAGTGCTATATTTTTTATATCTTTTTTATAAAAAAATAATATAAATATATATATATATAATAAGAAAAAAAAAGAGTTAATAGAGAAAATCAAACACTTGGAGCACTTTTCTTTTAACACCAATGTAAAACAACAAACAATCTAGCACTTTTTGAGCACTACATGTAGCACTGTAAAAAATAATTGAGCACTAACTTTGGTTATCAAAGTAATTTTATGGAGGAGTAAATGGAAAATAAAAACATAGACAACATAAATAATCCAAACCACTATAAACTTGGTTGTGGGGTTGAAAGTATAGAAATAATCAAAAGAGTTTTGGGAATAAAAGGCTTTGTAGCTTTCTGTCTTGGGAATATTCTTAAATATTTAATTAGAGCAGAAAAGAAGAATAAGCTGGAAGATTATAAGAAAGCAGCTAAATATTTGGAATGGGTTATAGAAAGAGATAGAACTGACAAATATGGAAATATTGTGTTAGAAGATATCAATGAATTAGAAAGAGGCTTAGGTGTTGAATGGAGTAAAATCATTTCTGAAATAGCTAAAGATTTGAGCATAGAAAATGCTTTTGAATTAGATAGCATTTTTAGAAATATTTTTAGTGAAAATTATGAAATGGCTAGGGATATTCTAGATGATTTTATTAAAGAATATAAGGAGTAAATTATGAATAAGATAAGAATTATTCACAAAGACGGAGATATGCAAGGCATTACTCTTATGTACTTAATAAACAAGTACTTGAAAATTAATCGGGAGCTTTGGGATAAAGAAGGTATGGTTCTAAATAGATATTACAAAGCTATCCTAACTAGGACTATAAAAGCTTCAGACAAGATTGTAGATAAGTTTAAAAAACATATAAACTACAATGCTGAAAAAGAAATCTTAAAAGTCTTGGATGAGGTATTTGCAGAATGTGAGCACAAAGAAACAGGAGATAATTTAGAACTTCTTAGAACTATGTTTCTAGTAATTATGATGTTTGGAACTATTAATTTTCATAAAAGAAATATGATAGGTGTAGTTCTGAAATCTATGATAACTGATGTAGTTAAGACTTTTGAAGATTTTAAAGCTATGTGGCTTAAAGAAGTTGATGACAGTGTAATTAGATTGGAGGAAGCAATATGAATGATTTAGCTAATAAAGAGCTTAGAAAATTATATCATCAAGTTTTGAAAGGTTTGTATAGAGCCAAGACTATTAGAGAAAATACAGATAATAATGACATATATAGCGAATTTCTTTTATATGATGAGGATGGAAATTTGATTGAAGAAACTAATGTTACATCTTTTGAAAGTAGAGAAATAATAAAATTATTGATTAATTCATACGAAAATCAGCTATTAAAAGTCGGTGGAAAGATTAGAAAACCAAATAAGGAAGTGAGATAATGGAATTTAAAAGACCAGAAAATTTTGAAGATATATTAAATCTTCAAAAACATTTAGATAAAAATATACATAGTTCAAGAGAAAGAACAATTAAAGATATTAAATTATCTTTAATAGCAGAAGTAATAGAATTCAATGAAGAAACACCTGAAAGCCATAAGACTTGGAAAACTAAGCCTTACGACAAAGAAAAAGAATTAGAAGAATTTACTGATATTTGGTTTTTTCTAGCACAAATGGTTAATTTTAAATTAGAAATATCTGATAGTTTTGTTGAAATAAAAAATGAAATTACAAAATTATTTAATGACGGAGCAAATTTAAATTTAATAATTATTTCAGCTAATAAAGGCTATACAAAAGAAGATATATTAAATTGCTACTGGGAAAAGTGGCAAAAGAATATAAAGAGAATTGGGAAGGAGTGGAATTAGTTATGATAGATGAAACTAAATTATTTGAAAAAATTGAGAGCAAACAATTTGAATTAGATTACAATAACACTTTTATTAATGGGATAAAAGAATATGAGAAAACTAAATGTAAAGTAGAAGCATTGGAGTGGGTCAAAAGATTAATAGCACAAGAAAGCAATGATGATTTTATACTAGACCACACTATTGAGCTTGGGAAAGAGTGGGATTAATGGTTGAGTATTTACAAGAATTAAGAGTAAAAGATGGAAACAATATAAGAATTATAAACAGTCATATATTCAAAGAAAAATGTATGTCTGATGATGAATTAGAAGCAAAGAAAGTTGAATTTTCTAGGTATATGCAAGAGCTATATTCTTCAGAAGGTATAAAGCTAGAAATCTTAGAAAATATAATAACAGAGGTGAATTAAGATGGCAACACAGGAGCAAAAGATTATTTTTAGAAAAATGGAAGAAATATTGTATAGTTATAATAAATACATAAATAAAATAAAAAAAGACTTAGAGTATTTTAACAATCCTGTTTTATTAAAAAGTTATAGCTTAGATAAAATACCAGGATCTAACTTTACAGAAGTTAAATCAGATATGGAGAGAATAGAAGAACTGAAAGTAAGAATATCCAATGATATTAGCAGACATGAGGAAATATTATTTAGAATAGATTCTGCATTGGATATGGTAAAAGATCATGAAGATTATAAATTTATTGAGATGAAATACTTTAAAAAAATGACATATGAAGATATTTCAACAGAACTAGATATCCATATCAGAACAGCGTATAGAATGAGGAATAGCATTTTGTCAGCATTAGAATTACATTTTAAAACACAAAGATTGATAGATTTTTAATATAGATTTGTCAAAACCTTGTCAAAAGAGGTGTATTGTTTTGTCAGTTTTTATGTGATAGTATGGTATCATATGAAATAAGTTTAGAAGACTTGGCTATCTGAGGGTATGATAATTCCTCCCTTACTTAAATATAATGCAGTAGTTTAAGACTCTACTCTAAAAAAGTCTTAATCTTATGGGGCATTAGCTCAACAAGTAGAGTACAGTCAACAGTCTGAAGGTTATTGGTGCAAATCCAATATGTCCCCCTTTAAAATATTAATGTCAACACTCTCACAGTACTTAGGTACAGGATACGTTCCTATGTGGGAGTATTTTTTATTGAATATAATCTTTTTATCTTTTCAATTTACACTATATATTTTTATTTTTTTTAACAAGGGATACAATAAAAGAAAAATAAAAAAGGTGGTAAAAAATATGGAAAGCAAAATCTATAACCCTATTCAAGGGTTTCAAAAAGAGTTTTTAGAAAAACAAACAAAAATAGGTGGTTCTCTTGAAACTTTTAGTGAAAGCTACGAAATAAAAGAATTTTTAGATGATTTTACAAAAGAATTTACAAAAAAAATTGAAGAAGTAAAAGGATTTAATCATTGGCTATATGGAATTTTTTATTCAAATATTTTAGAAAAAAAGAAAATAAATATAGATGAAAAATCATATTTATATCATTACTTTGTTTTCAAAATGCTAAAAGAAAAATTAGCTAAAAGAGAAGATTATAATCAAGTTGTTATTGATTTAGAGTATGCAGAGCCATTTAGGTACAATTTAGGATATTATGAAGAAAAAATAAGAGAAATTTTCAATAATTTTGTATATATAGATAATTTTGACTATATGAATCATATAAAAAAGATAGATGTAAAATTTGTTAATACAGAGTATTATGATGATGAAGATGATGAATAATAACATTTATTAAGAGAACTTAAAAGGTTCTCTTTTTTATTTATAAAACGGAGGTGAAAAGATTGACTAAACAAGATTTATTTGTAGAAGAATATTTGAAAGACTTGAATGGAACACAAGCATATATTAGAGCAGGATACAAAGTTAAAGATGAAAACAGTGCAGCAGTTATGGCTAATAGATTGTTAAGAAATGTTAAGATACAAGAAAAAATACAAGCAGCAATGAAAGAAAGAGAAAAAAGAACTGAAATAACACAAGATAGAGTATTGAATGAGATTGCTAATCTAGCTTTTACAGATAGAACTGGTATAGTTAATCTTAACAATAATAGAGTTATAATTAAAAATTTTGATGAGTTAAGTCCAGAACAAAAAGCATGTATATCTGGAGTTAAGGAAACTAAGTTTGGAATAGAAGTGACATTTTATAATAAAGAAAAAGCATTAGAAATGCTAGGTAGACATTTAGGGATGTTTACTGAAAAACTAGAAGTTAAAGGAGAGTTAAAAACAGAGGATCCGTTTAAAGGATTATCCACAAAAGAACTAAAAAAGGTGATATTTGGTGGAGATAAATAGAGAAGCAATAAGAAGAGCAAAATTAGAACTTGCAAGACGTGAGTTCTTTTTTTATTGTTATTTAAAAGCTCCTAACTTTTATAAATACGAAAGACAATTTTTAGTTGACTTATGTAATGACTTACAAAACTTTCTTACAAGTGAAGATGAGGTACTTATTTTAAACCTTCCACCTAGACATGGAAAGTCAAGAACAGTAGGAAACTTAGTAGAATGGTTACTTGGTAGAGATATAAATGCAAAAATTATGACAGGTTCATACAATGATACTTTATCTACAATGTTTTCAAAAAATGTTAGAAATACAATTCAGGAAGTAAAAGCTGATAAAAATAAAATTGTGTTTTCAGATATTTTTCCAGGAGTAAATATAAAACAAGGGGATGGCGCTATGAACTTATGGAGTTTAGAGGGTGGATATAATAACTACCTTGCAACTTCTCCTGGTGGAACTGCAACAGGTTTTGGTTGTAGCTTGATGATTATAGATGATTTAATAAAAAATGCTGAGGAAGCATATAATGCTAATGTTTTGGATAAACATTGGGAATGGTACTCACAAACAATGCTTTCAAGACTTGAAGAAGGTGGAAAGATAATAATTATAATGACTCGTTGGGTTAGTGGAGATTTAGCTGGAAGAGCCATAGAGCATTACAAGGCAGAAGGTAAAAAAATAAAACATATCAAAATGAAAGCAGTTCAAGATGATAAAGGCACTATGCTTTGTGATGAAATATTAAGTTATAAATCCTATTTATCAAAAGCTAAGGCTATGGGACCAGAAATAGCTTCAGCTAACTACCAACAAGAACCTATTGATGTGAAAGGTAGATTATACAGTAGTATAAAAACATATAATCAGTTGCCTATGGATTCAAATAACAATTTATTATTTACTGCATATAAAAATTATACAGATACAGCAGATACTGGAGAAGATTATTTATGTTCTATTTGTTATGGAGTATATAATAAGGAAGCATATATTTTAGATGTTCTATATACAAAAGAGCCTATGGAGATAACAGAACCAGCAACTGCTAAAATATTAATTGAGAATAATATAAAAGAAGCTGATATAGAATCTAATAATGGTGGTAGAGGTTTTGCAAGAGCAGTAGATAAACATTTATTAGAAAAATATAATAGTAATCGTTGCAAAGTTAGATGGTTTCATCAAACTCAAAATAAAAGAGCTAGAATACTATCTAATGCAACTTGGGTTATGGAACATATTTATTTCCCAGTTAATTGGGCTGATAGGTGGACTGAATTTTATAAAGCTATAACTACTTATCAGAAGGAAGGAAAAAATAGACATGATGATGCTCCTGATGTCCTTACAGGGATAGCTGAGAAATGTAATAAAATATCAGGATTATCTTTTGAATAGGAGTTAATAATGTGGGAATGGATAAAAAAACTATTTAAAAAACCAAAGGTGGAAAATATGGAGATTAGAAAACTTGAATATTTAATAAGTCAATGGCTTTCTTCAAAAAGTAGAGTGGACCAGGTAAATGGAGAAAGATATTATAAAGGCAGTCATGACATATTAAGTAAAAAAAGAAAAGCAATAGTTGAAGGTGGTAGATTAGAAGATATTACTAACTTAGTCAATTCTAAACTTGTGGATAACCAGTATTCAAAAATGGTTGACCAAAAAGTTAATTATTTTTTAGCTAAGAAACCAACTTTTATTTGTAAAAATGAAAATGTTTTAAAATTATTTGGTAATAAGTTTCTAAGAACTTTAAGAAATTTAGGAGAAGATAGCTTAAATGGCGGCATAGGTTGGGTATACCCATATTTTAACCAAAAAGGAGAATTACAATTTAGAAAATTTGAACCTTCTGAAATATTGCCAATATGGAAAGATAACAATAAAGATGAACTAGAATTAGTTATAAGATTATATGAAGTCTTAGAGTTTCAACACAATAGTTTAGTGACAGTTAAAAAAGTAGAAGTTTACTCAGGAAATGGAGTAGACTTTTTTATTTGGAATGATAGTTTGAAACCTTTAGGACATTCAGACTATATAGCAATAGGAGAAGAAACATACAACTGGGGAAAAGTTCCATTAATTCCTTTTAGAAGTAATGACTTAGAACAACCTTTGATATGTAGAGTTAAATGCTTACAAGATGCCTTGAATGAAATAATTTCTAAATTTCAAGATAATATGATGGAAGATGCAGGAAGTACAATTTTAATCTTAACTAACTATGATGGAGAGAATTTAGGAGAGTTTAGAAGAAACTTAGCAACATATAGAGCAGTAAAAGTTACTAATACCGATGGTGGAAAAGGTGGACTTGAAGCTTTACAAATAGAAGTTAACTCTGAAAACTATGCTTTAATAATTAAATTACTTAAAAAAGCAATAATAGAAAATGCAAGAGGTTTTGATGCTAAAGATGAAAGACTTGGAAATAATCCTAATGAGATGAATATTCAATCTATGTATTCTGATATAGATTTAGATGCTAATCAAATGGAGGTTGAGTTTCAAGCTTCTTTTGAAGAGTTAATGTGGTTTATAAATAAAGCTTTAAATGTTAATGAAACCCTTGATGTAATATTTAATAGAGATGTTTTAGTTAACGAATCTGAAACAATTAATAATTGTAAGTCTAGTGTTGGTATAATATCTCAAAAAACTATAATAACTCAACATCCTTGGGTTAACAATGTTGATGAAGAAATAAAACAACTTGAAAAAGAAAATAAAGAATTAGATCCTTATCCTGGAGATTTTGGAACTAAAAAAGTTCCTGATTTAAATGAGTAATTACTGGACTAAAAGATTTGAAGAAGAAGAGAAACAAAGAAATATATCAAATAAAGCTTATGTTAAAGAAATAGAGAAACAATATAAAATAGCAGAAAATAAAATAAAAAGTGATATTGAAAAATGGTATATCAGAATAGCTGATAATAATCAAATATCATTAGCTGATGCTAAAAAGTTACTAACTAAAGATGAATTAAAAGAGTTCAAATGGATCTTAGCAGAATATACTCAAAAAGCCAAGAGTGGAGCTTGGAAAAAAGAACTTGAAAATGCTTCTGCAAGAGTACATATTCAAAGATTGGAGGCTTTACAACTTCAAGTTAAAAATAGTATTGAAACTTTAAGAAATAAAGAAAATGAGATGCTAGAAGATTATTTAATAAAGAATTATGAAGATACTTATTATCACTCATTGTATGAAATTTCAAAAGGGTTGAATCTTAAAACAAGTTTTGCTACTTTGGATAAAAATAAAATTAACCAAGTTATAATTAAACCGTGGCTAAAAGATGGTAAAAACTTTTCTGATAGAATCTGGCAAGATAAGGAACAATTAATAAATACATTGAGAACTAAAATTACTCAATCTTTTATAACTGGTAGTACATTAGATGAAGCTGTTGAAGATATATCTAAATTTGTTTCTGATAAGATAAAAAATAAAGAGTATGTTGCAAGAAGATTACTAGAAACAGAATCTGCTGCTTATGCTTCAAAAGCACAAATAGAAGCTTTCAAAAGTATAGATGTTGATAAATATGAAATAGTTGCAACATTGGATTTACATACTTCTGAAATTTGTCAAGAAATGGATGGAAAAGTTTTTAATATATCAGACCAGGAAATAGGAGTAACAGTGCCTCCTTTTCATTCGCATTGTAGAACAGTGATAGCTCCATACTTTGATGATGAACCTACAAGAGTGTCAAGAGATGAAAATGGAGAGTATAAAGAAGTTAAGTACATGAATTATAAAGAATGGAAAGACCAATATATTAAAAAAGATACAGATAAATTGTACATACAAGTAAATGGTAAAGGCAATCTTGAAAGTAAAAATAAATCTGATATAATTAAATCAAGGAATGCCACAATAGATAAAGAAATTAAAGAAAATGTTTTAAAAGATGTTAAACATAACTCAGGACTTGGAACAGTAGGGAAAAGGACTTTAAGAAATTTAGGTTTAGATGAGAACTTAAACTTTGAAATGATGGATGCTAGAGGGTCAGTATCATCAGATTGTGATATAGAATTGACAAAAAGTAAAAAAATTATGTATAGAAGAAAATTTAAAACGATGAATTTATCTTTAAATGATGAAAGAAATTTATATTATCGTGAAAAAACAATTTTTCATGAATCTTATCATGCTATGTTAGATAATAAATTGGTAGATGTTTATTTTTCTGATGTTGATTTTATAGATAAGTGGAGAGATATAGAAGAAGTTTTTGCTGAATCATCAGGGCATTATTTATCAGACTTGGTAGGAAATAAAGTAAAATTAGGAGTTTCTTACCCAGAGAGAATGGCTGAAGTTTTACCTAGATTAAAGAAGTTTAGAAAATTTAAAGAATGTAAAACTATCTCAGATTTTGGTAGAATAGCATATTATGAAAGGTATAAAGGTAAAAATGCTATATGGATACCTATAAGAGATGTTATTTTTAAGCAAGAGTTGGATATTTTAGAATATAGTAAACAATATGTTGACTATATAGAGAAAAATAAAAGTAAGATATTTACATTGATTTATAAAAATGCTCCTGATATTTTATCAAAAGAAGAAGTAGTAGAAATAGTGGATAGAAGTACTGAAATAATGAAAAATACAACTTCTATTGATAATCTAACAGATTTTGAGAAAGAAATTTTTTATAATGTTTTAGTGTCTGCAATGAAATTAAAGGGGGTAAAATAATGTTTTGGAACCTTTCAAAAGATTTAATAGATCCAAAAAATTATAATGAAGTTTACAAATTATTAGATTTTATTTTTAATGATATCGAAACTGTTTCAATTAAAGATGGAAAAGAAATAAATTTATCAAAAATAGAAAACGAAAAAGCCTTAAAAAGAATCGAAGAATTAGGAGAAATAAAAGTTGTTGAAAATTATAGAGCTGGGAAATATCGTCAAATATAAAATCTCAGATAGTTTTTAATATTTATAGTTTAAGAGGAGTATAAAAGCTCCTCTTTTTTAATGCTAAGGAGAGTGATTAAATTCAAGTAATAATTTAGCTTATTACATATTTAAACAAACATCTCGCCTTTTTAGTATTGTAGGCGATAAAGAACAAGACAACCAATTACGTTGGCATACAACGATAAAAATGAAGGAGTGAAAAAAATGGAAAAAGAACAATTAATAGCATTAGGACTTACATCAGAACAAGCCGATAAAGTTTTAGGAGCTCATAAAACATACATGGAAAGTTTTGTTCCAAAAGGTCGTTTTAATGAAGAACTAGAAGCTAAAAAGAATTTAGAAACACAGCTTGCAGAAAGAGACAAGCAATTAAAAGAGTTAGAAAAATCTGTTGGAGATAATAAAGAATTAAAAGCTCAAATTGAAAAACTTCAAAATGATAATAAGAGTGCTGCTGAAAAATATGCAAAAGACTTATTTGATTTACAATTAAACAATGCGGTTGATGTTGCAATTACTGGAGCAAAAGGGAAGAACTCAAAAGCAATAAAAGCTTTATTAGACTTAGAAAAAGCAGATTTAAAAGATGGAAAAGTTGTAGGATTAGAAGAACAATTATCTAATTTGAAAAAATCAGATCCATATTTATTTGAGATTGAAAAACAACCAGCTAATCCAAATGGATTTAAACCTGGTGATGGAAATAATAAAACTCCAGGTGGAGATGGACCAAAAACTTATTCAGAAATGGTAGCTATGTTAGAAGCTAATCCTAACTTAGATATTAACAATTTATAAAAAAGGAGAAGATGAAAAATGGCAAAATATTTTGATTCAAAAACATTTAATGCAGAGGCATTTGGAAAGTATTCTAGTAGAATACCTAACACTAAAAAGAATGAATTATTAAAATGTGGGGCAATTAGAGGTAATAAAGAAATACATGATGCTTTTGCAAACCAAACAGGAACTCATTATGCAGTATTACCTATGCTTGGGAAAATAGGTGGAGCACCTTTAAACTATAATGGTTCTACTGATATAACAACAGAAACAACTAAAACTTTTAACAGAGGTGTAATCACAATTGGTAGAGCAAAAGGCTGGACAGAAAAAGACTTTTCATTTGATATAACTGGTGGAGTTAATTTTATGGATAATGTAGCAGCACAATTAGTTGATTATTGGGCAGAAGTTTACCAAAATATTTTAATAAAGATATTAAAAGGTGTTTTCTCAATGACAGGAGCAGCGAATCTAAAATTTGTTGAAGCTCATACATTGAATATTACAGAAAAAGCAGGAGCAGACGGTGCAGTAGGAGCTACAACTTTAAATACTGCTTCTCAAAAAGCTTGTGGAGATAATAAAAATATCTTTAAAATGGCAATTATGCACTCAACAGTTGCCACTAATTTGGAGAATTTACAAATCATAAAATATTTTACTCAAACAGATGCAAACGGAATGCAAAGAGAAGTAGGATTAGCTACTTGGAATGGTAGAGTTGTATTCATAGATGATTCTATGCCAACAGAAGAATTTGAAGGAGAAAAATATGCAAAAGTAACAGCATCGCACCCTGAAGCACTAAAAATTACTACTGCTGGAACAGGAGAAAAAGAAGTTGCAGTTGCAACAGTAAATGGAGCTAAATTTGACTCTAAATGGACTGCAAAAGAAGGAGATTATGCTGCACTAGTTCCATCAGGTATATCATATACCACTTATTTGTTAGGTATAGGAGCATTTGATTATGAAGATTTAGGAGTTTTACATCCTTATGAAATGGCAAGAAATCCGTATAAAAATGGTGGAGAAGATACTTTAATAACTAGAAAGAGATTCTGTTATGCACCATTTGGAATTTCATATAAAACTGTCAGCACTATATCTCCTGATGATACAGATTTAGAAAATGGGACTAACTGGGAATTAGTAAAATCAGAAGATAAAGAAACAATTGACCACAAAGCTATTCCAATAGCTAGAATTATTTCAAGAGGCTAATTATGGAAAATTTCAAAGAAATGGTAATTGAAAAACTAAAATTATTTAAAATAGATGAAGCTACAAGCATAGAATATTTTTTAAATAAAGCCTTATCTAGTATTAATAATTTTACAAATCAAAATTATACATTTGATAGCATTCCTGATGGGCTAAAATATATATTAGTGGATAAAGCAGTAGGAGAAATACTTAATTTTAAAAAGCTCAATGGAGAGCTTAAAGATTATGATTTCTCCTCTGTTTTAAAATCTATTAAAGAAGGGGATACAACTGAAACTTATTCTGATACTGTAAAAACACCTGAAGAACTTTTTGAGATTATGCTAAATGATTTATTAATTGGTAAAGATAATGAGCTATATAGATATAGGAGATTACAATGGTAAGAAATTTACAAAAGTTATGGAGAGATACTTGTAGTATTTATAATTTTGAAAAAGTAAAGGATCCAAAAACTAAGACAACTGAGTTTAAAGAAATTTTAGTTGAGGAGAATATTCCTTGTAGGATTTCATTTCAAAATATATCCTCTACAAGTGAAACTCCTTCGATAGCTATAACAAATCAAGTTATAAAATTATTTCTTTCAAATAAAGTAGAAATAAAAGAAAATTCAAAAATAGTTGTAACTAGAAATGGAATATCTAAAACTTATAAGGCTTCAGGTATCCCTGCTATATACTCAATACATCAAGAAGTTATTTTAGTAACTGATAATAAAGGAGCTTAATATGGGACAAGCTGTAAAAATTAATATGGCTGGATTAGAAGTAATGAAAAAGAATTTAGAAAATATACAAAAAAATCAAGCTGAAATAATGGCAAGTCTTGTAAAATCTTTAGGAGCTTTATTATTAAGAAAAGTAATTTTTAGAACACCAGTTGGAGATTATAGTTATTTAGCTCAAACATCTAAAACAGTTGATGGAAAGAAAGTTCCAAATACTAAAAAAAATGGTGGAAATTTAAGAAGGAACTGGACAATAGGTCAAGTTTTTAAAAATGGTAATTTGTATTCAGTTGAAGTTATAAATCCTACCCATTATGCTTCTTATGTTGAGTACGGGCACAGGCAAACACCAGGCAGATTTGTCCCTGTACTTGGAAAGAAATTAAAAAGGGCTTGGGTTCCTGGTAGATTTATGTTAACTATTTCAGAGAATGAAATAAAAGAAAATATGGATGCTATATTAGAAAAGAAATTAGATAGTATATTGAAGAAGGTGTTTGGTAATGCTAAGTAAAGTAGTAAGTGCTATATCTAATACTCTTGAGAAAACATTTCCAAAGGTAGAAATATATGTAAATAAGATTAAGCAAGGTTTTGAAGAGCCTTGCTTTTTTATTGTAAAATAAACCACTTGCTATGCGAGTGGTTCATAAAAGCCAGAAGGCTATGATGCGATATAAGTTCTCCTTTGATATAATAAAGAAGGTCTGCCAAAACCAACTTAAAAATATCAAAGGAGGTCCTTATGGACAAAAATAGTTTAACACATACAAAGTGGAATTGTAAATATCACATAGTATTCACACCAAAATATAGAAGGCAAGCAATATATGGAAAGATAAAAAAAGATATAGGAGCAATATTAAGAAAACTTTGTGAATTCAAAGGTGTAGAAATAATAGAAGCAAGTGCATGTGTAGATCATATACATATGTTAGTGAGCATACCACCAAAGATAGCAGTATCAACATTTATGGGATATTTAAAAGGAAAGAGTTCATTAATGATATTTGACAAGTATGCG